CTAGCGCCTACCGCCACCAGCAGCCTGCGCCCCTTGGGGATCACGCCAGCCCGGCCCGTCGATGACGACCAGGGACGGCCTCGCCGGGCCCTCCAGCGCGTTTTTCGCGTCAGGGAGGGGCGAGGGTGCGTCACGGCCTTTCGCGGGCTCGTAGGGGTCGAAGCGGGGCCGCTCCATCAGGGACACCGCCATCTCGGGATGCACGTCGACCACGGTGCCCTGCTGCGTGTAGCACCTGGCGCGCTTGCCCATCGACACACAGCCCACCAAGACCGGCATCACCGCCACCTTCCGGATCCCGTCATAAGCGGGCGCGCTCTCGGGCCGGAGCGGATCGCGCGGGATCCAGTCCTTGGCGTCATCGATCGCCGGCCCGGACTTACCCGACTCCGCGGCCGAACCCTGCTTGCCGCTGGCCATCGTGGCAGGCTTGGCCTCGCTGAGCTGGGTCGGCTTCTGCTCGCCGAACCGCTCGTTCATCCGTGCCTTGAGCGTAGGCGCGAGGACAGCGAAGGCCACCAGGCCAGCCAGGACGAAGTAGAGCAGGGTAGGGATGCTGCGCTTCTGCTTCGTGTGCAGATCCGCGCTCTTGTACAGCTTGAAAACCTTCTTGTCGTACCGCCAGGGCGCCTTCGTGATCGCCTTCGCGTACATGAGCGTGCGGCTCGCATGGTCCCACTCGTAGACGATAGCGAACGGCATGTTGCCAACACGACGCACGTGCAGATGCCGGTTGCACAGCATCGCGAGATTGCGCTCGGTGAGCATCAGCCCTTGCGTGATCAAGATGAAGTCGACGCCCATGTGGCGGTGCGTCTCCAACGCCTTGATGTCGTCTGGCACCTTCGAGCCATTGGCGCGCGGCTCCCAGATCTTCTGCACCTCGTCGAACACAACGACGCTTCCAGGCTTGGCCCACTCGTGCCAATTGCGAAGGCCACCAGTCGCCGAGCCATCGATAAGCTCGTGATCGATCAACAGGCCCCGAATGTTCGTGTAGATGGTGCGCGGATACTCGACAACCTCGCCGTCGACCTCCTGCTTGACCGACGTGCCTACGAGGCCCAAGAGCAGCTTGCTGATCGCGTAGAGCGTTTTGCCAGCGCCAGGGGTGCCAGTGATGATGGTGATCATTGCGGAGACTTCCCGATGATGCTGGTCGCGTTCTGAATCGACCACAGCAGCACCTTCGTGGCCACGGCGCCGAAGATGACACCCACAGCCTTACCCACCCAGAGGTACAGCGCGAGGTTCAGCATGTCGGCCGGGAGGGCCGCCATGTTGCTGATGAACAGGTTTTTGACCTGACTGATGGCAGCCTCGACGCCAACAACCGACACCACGGAGAAGCCCAGCGCGAGCAGAATTTTTGCAAGCATGGGCTGTGCAAGAGACAGCAGGAACGTACCGAACTTCATACTGACTTGCCTCCCCCGGGCATGATGATCAGGACCGCCGAGAACGCCGCCAGCGCCATAAGAATGAAGCGAATCGGCAGGAAGTAATTGCAGGTGGCCTGCCAGTCCCAGACCTTGAGGGTCTGACCCGTGGAGGTCATGCCGGCATACACGTCGGCGGGGCAGCTACCGCCACCCAGCACGTTCTCGGCCTGAAAGGTCACGTCCTTGGACTCGCGAGGTATCTCGCCATCGGGCGTGTCGAAATCAATCTTCTGGCAGCCGAGCGCCTCGGGATGCTTCTTACACGCATCGTCAGGCTCGGGCGTCATTCCGGGCGTGTTGTCGGTCGGGGTCGTCGTCGTCGTCGTCGTGCCGGTCTGCACGTTCGAGTTGTTGTAGATGTTCGTCGTCGTGACGTTCGACGTGTTGATGATCTTGTTGCCTTCGGTGTTGAAGTTGTACGTGGTCCGGCTCACCTCGCGAGTGCCGTCAGCGTTCTGACGCACCGTCTCAGGCCCTTGCACAGCGTTAGGCCCGGTCACTGTCGGGTTCGGCATCTCGACCGTGCCACCGCGCTCGATCGTCTCACCCCACGCACGCGGGTCCGGGTTGACTTGCCCCATGCGAGAAATCAAGTCGGCGAGCGGAACGCCAATCTTCGGAAGATTCGCAGCACTAACGCAACCGGTTGGCGTTTTGTACCAACCATTCGGACAGTTAGACGCAGCACCCTTAACAAACGGCCCGGCGTAAGGAACAGCGCCAGTAGGCTGACCTGTACTGACGCGATATTCGCGCACGTAGCACTCGCCGAAACCGCCCTGTCCACCTGTCGTGGTGACATACGCATATTCATAGCGATAGGTACTGTTGTTGCCCATGGGAGCGGCTGCGCGACACGCCTCTTCGCGCGTGTCTCGCTGCGGGTTAGTCCCGGACAGCACCGTCCACAGATATCCGTCGGACTTCGGCCAGGATGGATCAATGTCGGGCCGCTCGATATCGCCACTCTGCGGGTTGCGAGACATGCCGGCCCTGTTCATCCAGTCCATGATGTACGGCGCAGCAGCAGCAACGGCACCAGCGACGCCGCAGGCACCAGCGGTGCCCACAACGCACACCACAGCAGCGGCAGCACCAGCGACAGAAGACCAGGGAATGGAGTAGCTCCCCGAGGCCGGGTATCTGACGCCATCCTGCCCATACGAGCGACCGTCCTTGTCGACGTACCCGCCCTTGCCCTGCACGAACTCACCTTTCCAGTTGACACCGGCCGTAGGCCCGGTGGCGTTCGTGGGCACACCGTAGTTGCCGGCCTGAGTCCAGCCGCCAGCCGTAGGAGAAATGGGGATGGTGCTGCCGCCACTGTTCACGGGCGGAGCACCGGGGGTGAGGGTTGTTGTCCGGCCTGTCTGAGTGATCCCAGCATTGCCGATGTTGCTGCGGTTGATGGGCGCAGCACCGAGACTCAGCGAAAGGCCACCCAGAGCAACAGCAAGGAGCCAAGCGCGAACATCATTTCGATGGAGGAGGGCATGGTTATTTCTCATCGGGCGCCCGGAACAGATCGAGCAGCGCGCGGGCGCAGAACACGACTACCGCTGCACCGAGAAAGAGGGTGAAGACCAGACCGATGTCCGTGAGGTTGTCGGTCGAAGGAGGGGCGGGCGCAAGCTGGACAGTGACCTCGCACTGCGAGCCGCAAGTGATCGTTTCGCCGGCCATGCTTGCGCCCTTCCAGGCTTAGCGCCAGCCGAGCTTCGAGGCCAGCTTGAGCAGGCCCCAGATGGTCACGCCGGCAGCCATGATCAGGCCGATGGCGGTGGTCGCGTCGGCCTTGTAGCCGTCGATGGCAGCCGATGCACCCTCGGGCAGCGCGGCGTGAACGTTGCCGGCAGCGATCAGCGCGGCGGTCTGGACAGCGGCCAGCTTGGCCAGCATTTGCTTCTTCATGGATGGAGACTCCTCACAGAGAGGTGGTCCCGAGACATTCGGGATTGCACCGGAGAGGGCACGGCGTCTCTCGACGTTGGCGCCCTCTGCACTGCAATCTCAGCGCTTGCGCAATAGCTGTGCGCGCAGCAGACGCACGATCACGTCGCTCGTGGTCAGCTCGGCCTGGCCGTCCATGTGCTGCCGCGCGAGGTACGCATCGAGGCCCTGCTTGACGTCGTCGGGCAAGAGCAAGTTGACCTGCTTGCCCTTGCGCGCCCGATAGGCCGCCTGCCGCTGAGCGGGCGTCATCGGTGCGTCACTAGTGACGACCGCTTGAATCACTGCGCGCCCCACTGCATGGGCGGCACCTTGGCGTGATCGCGACGACGTGCGCGCTCGATGCGTTCACGCCGAGCTGCACGCTCCGATGCGGCCCAGATGACGCCGCACACGCCCATACCGGCCAGCAGCCCGGCGAGGAGGAGGGCGAGAGCGGCAGCCATCACTGCGCCACCGGCGACTTGAGCGGCTGGGCGTTCGGGCCCACGGCCTTGATCGGCCGGATGCTGCGCACGAACAACTCGCTCTTGCTCTTGGTCGCGAGCTCCTCGAGCTCGATTTCGCACTCGAGCGGGAACGGGTTGTGCGCAATCGCGGTGATGACTTCGGGCGAGACGCACTTGCGCTCGACCGTCTTAAAGCCCTTGCCGCCGCTGTCCTCGTTCATGGCCGCGTCCATGAAGATGACCTTGGTGAACACCTCTTTGCCGTCGATGTTGTACGACGCGTTCTGGAAGCCGCGAACGACCTCGGTGACCTTGAATTTCATTGGGAATAGCTCTTGACTTGGGCATGGACGTCTGCCCATTCGACGCCGGCCACCACGCCGGAGGGTTTAAGCCTGCGTGGTAGACCGATCACGGTCATGCTCTCCACGAGGTCGGTGTTGGTTGCCCCCGCCGTGACCGATGCGTGATGCAAGGCCTTGCCGTAGCAACGGCGGAGGTGATAGAGGAGGTGGCCGAGGTTCGTCAGCGTCTCGGTCTGCGTGGTCGGAATGGCCTCTGCAGCAGCCACAACTAGTGAAGCCAGGGCAGGGTAGGCACCTGCGAAGAAGCGGTCGCAATCGGTCAGCGTCTCGAAGGGGATGACGCGATCACGGTTGCCGAGCTGGACCTCGAAGCGCACCCAGTCCGAGGAGAGGTCGCCAAGCTGCTTGCCCTTCTCGTACACGCGCAGCATCTTGCCGTTCGCAGCCTTGCCGACGTAGAGCGTACGGCCGTGGACCTCGTCGAGCCAGTCGCCCGCGACGCTGGTGGAAGGCCTGCGGCCGTTGCTCGTGAACGCACCAGCGTCGACCATCTCGACAGCCTCGTCGACGGTGTGCGCGCCGTCGAGGAAGTCGACAGCCAGGTCGACGCGCGTGATCTTGGCGCCGAAGCCCTCGAGCAGCTCGCGCAGGCTAGCCCAATCGGTGACCATGCCGCAGCCCTTGCCGGTGAGCTGCAGGAGCCAGCGGCCCTTCTGGGCCTCGCCACCCTTGGCGATGGCGCCCACCTCGACCATCACGCCCGACAGGTACACGGACAGCTTCCACCGCTCGGTGAAACCGAACAGGCCACCGTCCAGCTTGGCCGTCGTCGGGCGGTCGCCGAACATGTGGCCGAGGAAGGCCACCAGGGCGTCGAGGCTCATGCGCGGCTCATCGAACGTGGCGTTGAGCCAGTCGACCTTCGCTCGCGGGCCCTCTGCGTGCGTCAGGGGACTTTCCCCCCGTGTTACAGCACGGGGGCCAGGGCGCGCGCCCCCGGCGTGCGGCGCAAGCTTGCCCGCCTCTGCGCGCGCCAGGCGCGGCATCAACGAGCGGCCGGACTGTCCCTGCCTCATGCGCGCGACTCTGCGAGAGCGCGTTCGCGCATGACGATCTGCATCGAGTGCTCGCGCCAGGCGCGTTCCTCGGCAAGCGTCCAGCCATGCGGTGGGGTGATGGGCTGTTCCGGCACCGGCAGCACCAGGTCAAGCTGGCGAGCGGTCCAGAAAGCGCGGTGCAGCACCTGCGGGCGGTGTTGCACCTGGTTGTCCTCGTTGCGTCCCTCTCGCGCCATAATGTCCTCGTTACGTAGACGTACGCGACACACATACGTGTAGCGAAATGTATGCGAAGGAATGACGTATGCAGACTGATGACGAGTTGATTATTCTTATGGACCGAGCTGCCGCAATAGCCGGGAGCGATTACAAGCTCGCCCAGATGCTGGGCACCGGAAGACAGTCGGTGAGCAACTGGCGACACGGTGTTGTTCCGTGCCCAGTCGAGATCCAGGCGCTCATGGCGCACATCGCAGGGCTCGACCCTGTGGCAGAGCTAGCGCGCGCAGTCGTGCGAAAGCACGAAGGCACGACGAAGGGGGACTTGCTGATGAAGGCCCTGGGAAAGTCTTCGCGTCTGACTGGCGCAATAGCCGGTTTCGTTGGCGCTATCGCACTGGCGATCTCTTCGTTGATGCCCCAGAAAGTTGAGGCCATGCCCATCCTAGCAAATGGACACAATGAGTGTTATGTTAACTCGATCGGACGAGCGGCCACGGCGTATTGA